GATTCGACAAGGTGTGACGTGGCTTCGTTTGTGGAGGGCTACATAGACGAGGTGCCACTACAGGAATGGGACGGCACGCCAATTGTGCCAACCCACTGGATGCCGCTGCCCGAGCCGCCGGAGGTGAAGTGACGCAGCTGAAATCAGGTAGCGCAGTTTTTTTGCCACGAAACATGACATGACTGACCGCGACCACTTCGCCGCTGCGGCCCTAACTTGCGGGATGGGTGTTTTGGGGTATGAGCAGATTGTGAAGTCTTGCTACGAAATGGCCGACGCGATGCTTCGCGAGCGAGAAAAACCTATCGCATGTGATACGAAAAAGCCGGTGGCATGGATCGCCTTTGCCACCGATGGCAGCGAATCATCGGCGGTCTATTTGATGCAGGAACAAGCGCAAGCCGCCGCAGACGAGTGGGGCTGGAGCATTGCGCCGCTCTATTGTCAAACACAATGGGCCAACGGATGAGAGACAGCGAAATCCTTCACATGCTCAAGAACGACTGCCCGATGTGCGGCCCCGCTGATTGCGCATGCACGGCTACTGAGCAGGATCAATACAGAGAGATACAGCGGCTAAGTCTCACCCACGCGGAGCGAGATGCGTTAGTGGAGTTGTGTTGCACCGGAGAACAGAGTCCGTTCCCGCGTGACTGGCGAGCCGCCGCGACGGTTCGCAAGTTTCTGGAGAGGGTGACATGACGATTACAGAGCCACGCTGGTACGAAGTGCTGGGCATCTTTGCCGTGCTGCCTGCGTCGTTTTTTGGATCGGCGTGGCTGCTCTATTGGGCGACGGGCGCTGACCCGCTGATCGAAGAGATATGGAGGCTGCGAGGGAAGAACTCTGTGTTGCGTGAGCGGCTGGAGCAACTGGAGGGCGAGCGCAGGCGGGACGCCGACGCGCTACGGAAGGTGATTGGGAAGTGAGAACGCTTGCGATCAGCACCGGCAAGGGAAAGACGATGGGCAAAACCACCGACGCTAATCCGCCGTCCGCTGCATTGCGTGGTTCGCCAAGCACGCCGCAGAGATAGCCAATCCGATTGCCCGGTGTATCCGACCGGGTACAATCTGGGTATGGCAAAGAAGATCGACCCAGACGAGTACATTCGCATCGGCACCGCTGCCGCCATCGCAGGCCTGACGCGGGCCTATATCAACCGGCTGATCGCCAGTGGCCGTTTCCCGGCCGTGTCCATCGACGGGCAAAACTTTGTCCGGCGGGCGGATGCCGAGAAATTTCGGCCAAAAACAAAGGAAAACTAAAGCCCTTGCTATCCTGTATCCGATCGGATACAATAAGGCCATGCGGGCGAATGAGACTCGCGGCGGTGAGTCGGAGACGAAGGAATGGAACCCGCAATCAAGATCATCGGGATGAGCAGCGAAGATACCTGCGGCTGCTGCGGCAAGGCCAACCTGAAGCGGACGGTTCGCGTTGAGGTGAATGGCGAGGAGCAGCACTGGGGCGTGATCTGTGCGAGCAAGGCTCGCGGCGATCGCGGCACCGTAGCCGACACCAAGCATCTGTCGAAGTTCGCGGCTTTCGCCGATAAGGCCAAGGCGATCCTGGCTTCCGGCGGCACGCTGGACGCAATCCAGAAGCTCCCGATCGGATTTCCTTGCTGGATCAAGAACGGCAAGTTTCAGGCGTTCAACGGAGCGAACCAAGTGGTTGTTGAGTTTGCGGTGTGATAGCCAATTAAGAGAAGTGGCTCTCTTGATGAGAAAAGAAGGTGCTGTATGAATGACAAGCCAATGCCAGAAGGATGGATGACGAAAGACCAAAGGCTGAGGGCGCTAGTGTCAGGCTCCAATCGGCACAGCATCTCGTCCGACACGCTTTTCGCAATCCTGAGCGCTCTGGAAAGCAATTTTTTCTACAGCGGCGACGGTGACGAATACAGCAATGACGAAGTGATTTCGGCGTTCAAGGCGCTCGCGGGCGAATTGGAATTGCCGAAGACTGCTATCGCCATAAAAAGCACCGAGCCTGCCGCATGGCTCGCGTTTGCCACCGATGGCAGCTATGGCCGGTATGTCACATGCAGCGAACAGTCTGCATATTCCACAGCGATTCGTTATGGCTGGGCGGTGACAGCGCTTTACGCATCGCATCCGCCTATTGAACTTTCTGCCATGCGATCGCTACTAAGCCTTACAGACGAAGAGCGAATGCGGGTATTTGAGCTTTTCTGCACGCACTGCGGACGGATACAACCTGAAGATGGACGGAAATGTCAGTGTTGGAACGACGAGTAAATGAAACGCACGACGTTTTGCCGCTTTAGAGAAAGTCCCATGCTGACTTGCGATGAAATGAGGCGGAGACGAGACAAGCACCTGAAGCGGCTGAAACGACAGCATGATGCTTGCTTGGCCGCCGCCAAGACTGCGGGGCATAACGCTCCGGCCCTGCGCGGACTTGCACGCGACATTCGGCGGCAGATCGAACTATTGCGCTACTGAGCGAAAGTGGAGACATGGAAAGCAAATGGATTCCGGTGAGCCAGCGGATGCCGGAAGACGGCGTGGTTGTGCTGGCTTGGAATGGCAAGCGTGTGGTGTTTGGGTACGCTCGCGACGGTGAGTGGATCGACACGCTCTACGGCTGGGTGATCCCCAACGGGCCGACCCACTGGATGCCGATACCAGAGCCGCCGGAGGTTAAGTAATGGCTGGCAGGCGACTGAATTCATATATCCTCGCCCCCATGATGACACTCGGGCTGTGGCTAGTAGTAGCCCATGCTGTCTTTGCGTTCCGTCACCCGTGGGCAACCGATACGCAGCGGTTTCTGCACACGTTTGACGCATTGCTGTTTCGCTCGGTTGAGCCGCCGGAGGTAAAGTGATGAACGACGATCCACCTCCCTACGATCCCAAAGACCCGTACTGGCTGTTCAAAGAGGTGGCCGCGTTTGAGCGGCGGTTCGCCCGCGAGGTGCAACAACCGCTGTTGGCTGCGATGGCGGATCGGGTGGACAAGATGTGGGATGAGGCGATTGCGGAGGCGGCAAAGCCGAAGTGACGCTACAGCGGCGAAGAAGCGCATGAGCGACGAACTGCCCGACAGCAAGATCCCCTGGTGGGACAACGAGTACGAGGGCACGTATTCGGACGACCCTGAAGACGGCTGTCCGTACGACATGGGGACGAAGGTGCAGGAGTGATGGTGCAGCGGTGGCCAGGTGAAGACATGCATATCCGAGAACCACAACCCGTGACCTGCTCAATGTGCCGCATTGGGAAGTACCCTCACTTCGGCTACGTCGGCAGCGGTGCTTGCGACCACTGCGGTGTCGTGTGGACGTATGACGAAGGCGATACGCTCACCGAGGAGTCGCTGCGTCGTCTGTGGGAGAAGGTTCCACGCTGGATTCCTGTGAGCGAGCGTCTGCCGGGAGAAGGCGAGCGAGTGCTGTTTTTCGTCAGCCGCGAGAACGATGCGTATGCCGGGGTATGGGCAGGCGAGTACCTACAGGCCTTCAATCTCTGGGCCTACGACTTAAAGCAGGAGAAGGGCTGGGGCTCGGCGTTTGTTACACACTGGATGCCGCTGCCCGAGCCGCCCGTCAAATGACGCAACAGCGGCGAGTGCCGCCGCGCCAGCTTGACGCCCCGCGTACCGTCTGGGCATGGACTCCCTGCCCGACAAGCTGCGCACCGTCGCCGCGTACCACGGTAGCGTGAACCTCTCCGTGCATGCCCAGCACGTTGACGAGGTGGTTCGCATTCAGCGTGCCGCCCTGCTCGAAGCCGCCGACCGCCTGGAGCAGCTAGAGGCTGAGGCTGCAAGGCTACGGGATCTGACACCTACGCTGGATGGCTGATGAGGCCGCGTCGCGGGCCATCCCCCGTGCCTACCTAGGAGATATGCCATGTCGGAAGTGAAGCTGCGGCGGCGTGCCCGCCAAGTCTCGATCACCCTGCACACTGCCACCTCGCTGTGCACCACGCTGCGGCTCGAGGACTTCGCCGGCGGCGTGGTTGATCTGGGCACCATGAGCACCAACGCGACCACGCTTCAGATGTGGTCCGCGTCGGCTGAGGCCGGGCCGTATCGCCGGCTGCGGAAGGTGGACGGATCGCCGTGCGAGATCACGCTGAGCCCAAGCACGACTGAGGGCCGCTCATACCCGCTGCCTGACGAGACGTTTGCCGTGCCGTTCCTGCGGATTGCGAGTGGCACCACGAACTCGACCGGCACCACTGGGATCGTGACGCTGAAGAGTTGACGCATGCCGACGCGGATCGAGATGTGGAAGCCGGCCAGGGCGAACTACAAGATTCGCCGGCTGGAGTCTCGCCCGAACGCTGCGGCCAGAGGGTACTGCGATGCTCGCCACAAGGCGTGGCGGCTTGCCGTACTGAACCGCGACAACTGGCAGTGCCGGTCCTGCGGTCGCGTGTGTGGGCGCAGGCGCGAGGCACACGCCGACCACATTTCGCCCGTGGTGGCTGGGAGCGACCGCTGCGCGAACGGGCTGTCGCGGTATGACGTGGCGGGCGGTCAGTGTCTGTGCAGCACATGCCACCAACGAAAGACGAACGCAGAAAGTCGCGCGTGAGTTGACGGTCTGCCTAGATTGGAGGCACCTACCGCCTAGGGGGTGCGCTTTCTAGGGGGCTGCTGAGCGAAACCAGAAGTACTACTCGCCTCACGAAGCCGGAAGTTTCCGACCCCGTTTTTGACCGCCTAATAACGAGGCAACTCATGGGCCGCCGCGGACCAAAACAGCAGCCGACCGCAGTGAAGATTTTCCGCGGCAACCCCAGCAAAGAGAACTTGAAGGCAAAGGCCGCAAGCGAGCCACGGCCGGAAGATGCGTCGCTGCAAGCGCCCGACATTCTTGAAGGCCACGCTCTTGCGATGTGGAAGCGGCGAGCCCCACAGCTTGCCGCGATGAAGGTGCTCACGGACGCAGACCGCGAAACGCTGACTCGGTACTGCATTGCATGGGAGCTTTACATGCTGGCGTACGCCGCCGTGAAAGGTGCCGGCCTCTCGAGCGAGATCGCCAGCGGCAGGCGAACCACCACGCCTGAAGCCACGCTCATTCGCGGGTACCACGCCGATCTGCTTCAGATCGAGCGAGAGTTCGGGCTGACTCCTTCCGGCCGCGCCGGCATCAAGGTCGATCATGGCGAAGAGCAAAACACGCTCGCCAGCTTCCTCAACGAAACGGGTAGCTAAGCCGGCCTGGACGAAGCGGCGCGAGTTTGTGGATGGCTTCGTCTACGACCAAGCATCCGCCGACAGGGTGATCCGCTTCATCGAGACGTTTTGCAGGCGCGTCGGCGACGACGGCCGCAACCTTCCGGTCAAGCTTCTCGACTGGCACAAAACCGGGCTCATCGAGCCCGTGTTCGGCTGGAAGCATGCCGACGGGCGACGCCGCTACAGAAAGGCGGGCCTGTTCGTTCCCAAAAAGAACACGAAGAGCAGCCTGATGTCGTGGCTGACTCAGTACTTTCTCGTCGCTGACTTTCCGCTCAGCGACGTATTCGGCGCGGCTGTGGACCGTGAGCAGGCCCGCATCATATTCCGCATGGTTGCCAAGAGCGTCCAGGCTTCCCCCGAGCTGTCGAAGGTGCTCGAGGTGATCGACTCGCGCTCGGTCATTGTGAACAAAGAGCACGGCAACTACTACCGCTGCCTATCCGCCGACGCTTTCAGAAACGAAGGCTTGAATGGAAAAGTGATCATCGATGAAATCCACGCGCATAAGACGCCAGATCTGGTCGATGCACTCATCTACGCGACTCGCGCCACTCGCAACGGCCTCGTCATGGCGATCTCAACGGCCGGCGACAATCGCACGGGGATCGGGTGGCAGTGGTGGCAGGATTGCGAATTGGTCACTGGAAATCCGGCAGCCAATCCCACCTTCTACGGGAAGATTTACGCGGCCAATCCAGACGCCGACGACATCGGCGATCCGGCCACATGGCGGAAGGCAAACCCGTCGCTGGGCATTGTGTTCCCTGAAGACGAGTTTGCGGCGGACTATCAAGATGCCCTGACGAATCCGCGAAAGATGGGGCGATTTCTGAGGTACTCGCTCAACGTCTGGAGCGCCCCAGACGGAAGGTTTTTCCAGCCAGATGCTTGGGCCGCTTGCGGCACGCCGCTGCGGCCGTTCGGCAATCGCACGGTGTACGCGGGCCTCGACCTCGCGACCACGTATGACCTCTCGGCCCTGGTGCTGTGCTGCCCAGACCCGACCGATGGGTCCATCGACCTGATGCCGTTCTTCTGGATTCCAGAGGCAAACGCGATAGAGCGGTCGAACCGCGACAAGGTCGATTACTTGTCGTGGATACGCGAGGGGCACATTCGGGCGACCCCTGGAAACGTGACCGATTACACGATTCTTCACCGCGACATCCTGCAAATCTGCGAGCAATACAACGTCTCCATGCTCGCTGTGGACATGAAGCACAACGCGGCCATGCTGGCAAACATGCTGCAAGGGGACGGGGTCAATCTGAAAGGATTTCCACAAGGCGGTCGTGCCATGACGGCACCGATGCGCACTCTCGAAAACCTGATTAGCTGCGGCAAAGTGAGGCACGCGAATCAACCAGTGCTCGCGTGGTGTGCCGGGAATGTCGTTTGTCACGAGGACCGGCACGGAAACATCTACCCGAGCAAGAGCAGATCGACGGAGCGAATCGACGGCATCACGGCGACGTGCGAATCGATGGCACCGTGGCTGAACGCTGAGCAAGACACGAACGCCAATACGGAAATCTTCTGGATATGATCGCCCACGAAAAACGCATCCTCTGGCTACCCGGCGACGAGCGTTCGTGGGATGAAGACGGCGGCAGCCGCAGCCCGGCGGGCGTGCGGATCAGTGCCGACAACGCCACGATGGTGGCGGCGGTATTCGCCTGCGTGCGGATTCTGAGCGAGACGGTGGCCAGCTTGCCGCTCCATGTGCTCGAGCGGCTGAGCAACGGCGGCAAGCGTCAAGCGAAGGAACTGCCGATCTATCGCCGGCTGCACTCGCAGCCGAACGCATGGCAGACCTCGTTTGAGTGGCGTGAGCAGCTGGTGCGGCACGTCGCTTTGTGGGGTGACGCCTACAGCGAGATTAAGCCGGGGGCGTCGGGGGCGGCCGACCAAGTGCTGCCGCTGCACCCGAGCCGGATGAAGGTCGAGACGATTGAGAACGACCGGCTGCGGTACAGCTATCGCGAGGCGAAGGGGCGTCAGACCGTCTACTCGCAAGACCAGATTCTGCACGTTCGCGGCCCGAGCGACGACGGGGTGCACGGCGAGAGCATCGCGGAGTCGTGCCGCGATGCGATTGCGCTGGCGCGGGCGTGCGAGATTCACGGGGCGAGGTTCTTCGGCGGCGGTGCCCGGCCCGGATTCATCCTCTCGACCGACAACCCGCTCAATGCGGAGGCTCGCCGGGAACTGGCCGAAGGGTGGAACCGGAAGCATCGCGGCCCGCACAACGCTTTCGAAACGGCCGTGCTGACGGGCGGATTGAAGCCCTATGAGATCCCCTACGCGAGCAATACCGATTCGCAGTTTCTGGAGTTACGGCGATACCAGTTGGGCGAGGTGGCACGACTCTTTCGGATTCCGATGCATCTGCTTCAAGAGGGCGGCGGCTCATACGGCTCGATTGAGCATGCGGGCCTCGACTTTGTGCAGCACACGATTTTGCCGTGGCTGCGTCGCCTGGAGTCGGCGTTCACTCGCGACTTGATGCCGGATGACGCGAGCCGCGAGCGGTACCAGATTTCGTTCGACGTTCGCGGTCTGTTGCGTGGTGACGCGGCGAGTAGATCGAGCTACTACCGTTCCATGTGGGACATCGGCGTGCTCAGCACGAACGACATCCTCGCTTTGGAAGACATGAACCCGGTCGAGGGCGGCGACGTGCGGCATCGTCCGCTGAACATGGGCACGCTTGGGGAAAGCCCCACCGCGACCGATGTGCTGGCTCAGCAGATGCCGGGCAGCGGCATCGACGGCCAGGCGGTCGAAGGCGGCGTCGATGCGGCCACGCAGCCGGCCACGGATGCCGCTCCGCAGGTGGCGGAAGTCTCGCTGAACGGTGCACAAATCACGGGGCTGATCGCGATCATTCAGCAGGTGAGCACGGGGCTCGTTACCAAGGCCGGTGCCTCTGCAATGGTCGCGGCAGCCTTCCCGTCTATTCCGCAGCAACAGATCGACGCGATTCTCGCAGGCGTGCCGGATATCCCCGTGCCGGCTCCGGCCACAGAACCGGCCGCAGAGCCGGCCGCTCCGCTGGCTCGCTCGCTGCCTGAGTCTCGCTCGCTGACGCTCAGCATCGACTTCGACCGCACCTTCGCTGCGGACCCGAAGCTGTGGGGCGAGTTCGCGGAGGACGCGGTCGAGGGCGGCAACACGGTCGTGATGATTTCGCGGCGAGAGGACACGCCCGAGAACCAGCAGCTGGTTGCCGACACGCTGGGCGAGTGGAAGTCGTATTTCTCGCAAGTGCTGCTCATCGGCGGTGAGACGCTGAAGGACGACGCCGCCAAGGCGGCTGGCCTCGCCGTGGATGTGTGGGTGGACGACTCGCCGCAGACCGTGAAGCCGCCGATGGAGAAGAAGGCGAAGCGGAGTCGCAAGCGAACGTCAAAGCGGGCCGCTCCCGGCACCATCGCGGAAGGCGATTGGGTGACGCTCGCGGACGGCCGCATCGGTCGCGTCGATCATGTGATGACCGAAGGCATCCTGAACCTTGGCGACCTCGAACTGCCAGCGACGCCAGACGATCCGGCGGCGCTCGTGAGCGTCTGGGAGGAAGGCGAGTTTGATGATCCTGTCGGCGTGAAGGTTGCAGATGTGATGCCGACTGACGAGCCAGCGGATGCACGCGGATACAAGAAGCCGAGGCGGAAGCGTGGCAGCTAGGTACGACCACATCGACTTCACGCCACCTTCGGGTGTGCGAGAGGAGGCAGCACGCGGGCTAGAGTGGCGAAGAGAGTTCAACCGTGGTGGCACGGAGGTAGGCGTTGCTCGAGCCCGTGACCTGAGCAACGGCGTCAGCATCTCGCCCGAGACGGCTCGGCGGATGAAGGCGTATTTCGACCGGCACGAGATCGACAAGCAAGGCGAAGGATTTAGCCCAGGAGAGCAAGGATTCCCCAGCGCAGGGCGTATCGCTTGGGCGCTATGGGGCGGTGACGCCGGGCAGGCGTGGTCAAACAAACTGGTGCGACAACTCAACGCGGCAGACGAGGAGAACCGAAGCATGATCGAACGACGCAGCCTGTACGAAGAAGAATCC